TGCACCCGCCACGATCATGGCTATGATTTCATCATAAACGGCATTCATAAAATCCGCGCCGTCCCTGCTCGGTGGAATGCCTTGCAGTGCATCACCATCTGTAAATTTTCCGTCTGTGCCTAAACGGGCGCTTGCGTCGTTTGTTGGATAATCCATAAAGTCCCCTATTTACGGCCAATAAATGGTGCCGATTTCAATCAGTTCATTTGCTGCGCTGGTCACGTCAGCTGTTAATGTGATGGCGTGATCTTCTTCGCCTGCTGCGGTACTTATAGCTTCGTTGATTTTGGATAAAAGCAGCGTTCCGCCCGGTGTGGATTCCCGGTTTATAAAATCTGTCAGTTCCGCTTCAACAGACGCGCGCACCGTGCCGGTGTCTGGAATTAAGCGGCTGAATGTGATGTTCACCTGTTTGGATGCAATAGGGCCAACCGCAAAACCCGCCATACCCGCAGGGCGAACGGTATCAATGTAATTTTCCACGGCTTCAATATGTGCCGCTGTCGGGATTTTGCTGGCAAGGTTATCTGTCACAAAGCGCACAACCACCGTACCGGGGCCGTTTTCGTTGGAATAGCACCAGGCGCGGGTTACATCACTGTGCGCTGCTTTTGCCCACTGCACATAATCATTTGCGTTGCCGCCCATCGGTGGGTTTTGACGGCGATCCTGCAGGCGCTCGCGTACACGGCTGACTTTTTCTGTATCTGTTCCGCCAGTCATTTCAATGACTGTGGCGACGGTGTCAGCGCCGCTGATCGTACGTGCCACGTTCAGTGTGTCACCTGCTGACAAGTTTGCTGCCGCACCTGGTTCGACTGCCTGCAGTAACACCGTGGCACTGCCGCCTGTTGCGGTTGTAACAGCCGTGGATCGGTATGCCTGGTCGCCTTTAGTAAAAACAGTACCTGCAGCGATCAGGGTGTCGTCAGTTGCTGGAATGACTGCTGATCCAGACGCACGATAGGCGGGGATCTGGTTAATGTTCATTTCTGCCGCCCGGCGCAGCAGGTTTTCGTCATCGCAGCTGTCATCAAACAGCTGATCAGTAAGCCATCCCTGTTGCTTATATAATCCATAGCAGGCCGCTGCATGTGCCTGTGTGAGCGGATAGTAAATATCACCGCGTACACTGGCTGACTCGCCTGAATGGCGTTCAATGTCAGCCGCAATGCGCGTTTTTAGTGTTGATAATGTCGGTATATCAAACGCCATACGCGTTGTGCTCCATAATTACTTTTTCCCAGTTACCGGATGGCAGCTGCAGGCTGATTTCATACGCCAGCCACTGGTTGTTCTGTCTTTCCACAGTGACAGACATTGCCACGATTAATGATGCGTCAATCATCCATTCCAGCGCTTCTGTAATGTAATCACGCGCCGCATTGATTGTTTCTGGCGTCAGCTTTTCGCGCTTCAAAAGCCAAAGTTTACTGCCAAGGCTTTCACCTTCTGGCAGATCCATGTCACCCCAGTAACCGCGATTTAATTCACCGTTCGGCACGTCTTCTTCATTTACCCGCCGATCTGTAAACAGGCTGATGACCACTGCGGTTTTTAATCGTGTAATGGCATCCGCTGGCTGCAGAGTGAATTCAACCGCCTGCGCTGTTGCGTTCCATGTAAAGGCCGGGATCAGTTTTTCATTGCTCACGACTGCGGCCCCCCTGTGATTCTACTGTTACCATCATCGGTGTATTGGTGGTAATGACCGCTAAATGAAACGCCGTTAATTGTTGCCCCCGCTGCAAACGTGGCCATTCCAGCGGCAGACAATGTGCTTTGCATTATTGCAGCGCCCGCGACGGTCAATGTGTTCTGCATGACCACTACACCCGCGACATTTAATGCGCCTTTAATTTCGGTTAATGGCGTGTTTATGGTCACTTTTGTGCTGCTTTTCATTTCCGCACTGCCATCTGCTTTTAAATGCAGGTGATCACCATTGGCGTTATAAATCGCTGTGTCTCCTTCGCTGACTTCCAGACGGTATTTGCGATCACCGACAAGTAAAGCCACAGAGTGTGATCCATTACCGTTAAACGCTAGCACGATGGCTTCAGCCCCCGGTTTTGCATGGCTTGTAAATCCGAACGGTTCCAGGTGTTCAATGTCTGCCAGATCTTCACCGCCGGGTTTCTTAATTTGTAGCAGACGGACAGATCCAGAATGTTTAACGCGGGTTAAAACAGATCTCTGCAGTAATAAACGTAAACGCCTGTTTAAAGGCGCTGTAAATTGCTGCAGGGCACGGATTAAAGCGTCTCGTTTCATGCAAGCCCCAGTTCATCACCTGCGACCTGTGCCAGCCGATCAAACGCGGGGGCAGGCATCACGGTCAGTTGTGTTATCCGGCCCTGGCGTTCACTCAGAATCAGCCGCACTTCTGTGATCAGCATTTCTGTACTGTTCAGCTTATTGCGGGCATCGGTAACGTGGGTTAATTCGTTTGGCATCCACAGACGCCCACCGGGCACCTGGTGCCAGCCTTGCACTGTGTATGTGACGCCACGGCTGCGGGCATAGTCCATGCGCTGACGCCACTGTGCCTGTTCATTGCACGCCGCAGGATCTGCAGGAGAATCAGACATAAACACCGTGGGCCGGTAACGTGTTGCATCACCCACGATTTTCGCCTGTGGCTGGCTGTTTGCGCCTGTATCGCTGCTCGTCCACAGAGACTGCTGACCATTAACGATGTATTCAGAAAACAGCGAACGATGACTGCGCCGCCCGCTGGCAGCTTTGATATTGATACCCAGCACCAGATCGGTATCTGCATAACCAGATCCGCGACGGGTGAAAATGATATTCCCGGCAGCATCACTTGTGATCAGCACCGCACGGATGCGCGCCAGTTCTTCCAGAAATTCCCAGGGCGACTGACCGGCATCCAGTGCAAGGTCTGCGCTTTCGAATGGTTGCGCAACGGCTGCAGCTGCGCTGCTGTCGGCAGACACATCAATACTGAATGGTTCACACACCATGCGCGCAATGTACAGCAACGATTGCCCGCGCTTTACCTGCATTCCGTTTGTGCTGCAGTCCACCAGATCACACAGGCGACTGCTTCCGCTCACACTGACAGACACATTCTCTGCATCGTATTCCGTGTTCACATCCTCAATAAAACCGCTGATGATCTGCACACCATCCACAGCAATTGCGACTGACTGACCGTCTTCCACTGCGTAAATGCCTGCACTTTCGTCAAGATCCGGGGCTGCTGTCAGCTCGAATCTGTGCGGGCCAGTTTCAATGCCACGGGACACCAGCACTGTTTTAAAACCCGCATACTGCGCACCGTTGACTGTCATTGTGAGAGTGCCGCTCATACCAGCACCTCAATATCTTTACCTGCTGGCATAAACAATGGATTGCTGATGCGGTTGCGTTCGGTCAGTTCATCTGCCCGGCTGGCATCGCCATAAACCTGGTGGGCGATAACAACAGCAGGCAGTGACACCTGGCGTTGAATGTATTCGATTTTTGACAGCCCCGGCGCGATATCTTCCACACGATTAAACAGCGCAGTTGCCAGATCTTTCAGGGCGTTGTATTCGGCATAAGACAGAGTTTCATTTTCTGCCAGCGCGTCGATTTGCATCTGCAGCGCATCACGGATCATCACTGCATCATCATAGCTGTCGAATACACCGTCAGATCCTGCGATGAACGACACCAGCGATGTAGTGGCCAGCGTTGTCAGTGCTGTGTTAATGGCTTGTTCATTGTCAGCCATTGCAATGCGCGTTCCGGTTTCTGTGCCATTGGCTGATGTCCGGCTGACCGTACTGGTCAGGGTGAATCCTGCCAACAGGTTTTCGTATGCAGTGAACGCAGAATTAATATTATTAAATGCACCAACCACAGTCGAAATGACGCCCGCCATGCTGCTGATCAGTGTTGCCGGTGCAGTCACCAGCGTGGTGATTTCATCGGACAGCGCGGCAATGTCAGATGCAATGCCCTGAACTGTGCCCACGGCATTATTGATTTTGCCGTTTACTGTTCGGATTGTATCTGTTGCCTGCTGCAGATAATTGTTGGCCGCTGCGGTTACGTGGGCTGGCTGTCCAGCCACACTGAATTTATCAGCAAATGCCTGAATGGTATTTTCGTCTGCAGAATTTACCGCTGACTTTAATGCCGCAGCGCTGGATGCTGTCGCCTTTGCTGGCTGTCTGCCTGATTTAATATACGTGATATTAAAAAGACAATAACCGCCCCGCGCGGTGGATATCGTCCAGGTGTATTCCTGTATCTGAATCTGCATGGTGCCAAGGTACGGATGCACCAGTGTACCTGCGCCAGATTTATCCAGTGCTTTAATGAACTGATCACGGGCCAGATCATAATCTGCACCGATCAGAAATGCGGTCAGCTGGTAGGTACCTGCTTTTTTGCCAAGGTCTTCCGGGTAATGGTGATCCTGTTCTGGAAACTCATGCACGACCAGACGACGGCCACCGGATCCCTGCGCCTGCTGTACAAAAAAAGAAACGCCACGGAATTTCGCCTGCTGCAGGCGATCACGCCAACTCATGGCATCACCATATTGCTGCCACTGACATCCAGATCCATGTTATCTGACTGCACAGAATTAACATGTACACGGGTATCTGATACGTCGATTTTTATGCGCCCTGATCGCTGCGCCCGACGATTGCCACCGGGTGTGTATTCATTATCAGGATCTGCAGCCAGCGCAGCGCGGGCGGTATCATTTCCAAGGGCGGCCAGTATGGTGGCGGTTAATTTGCCAACACTATGGCCAAACTCGGTACCGTCCACAAAATTGTCATTGATCAGGGTACCAATACCGTAACCGGCAGCACCTGCAGCCGCCAATGGGGTGCCACGCGTCAGAGCAAAACGGCCAGCGCTTGCCACTGCAGATCCGAAACGCCCTGGTGATGATACGGGGCCAGCTGGATTAAACGGGCCTTTGCCTTTTATCAGGCTTTCAAGCCCGCCCATGCCTTCACCCATGTTCACAACATAAACCGGCTGAATGCCGATCTGTTCCAGGGCTTTACCCGTTCCGACGCCTGCACCCAAACCGCCCAGGCGCTGCAGTAGTTTACCGCTGCCTTTCATCAGCAGGCCGCCACCCAGAATGCCAGCAGCTCCACCGGCCAGCAGTTCACCACCGGACAATCCCAGATCATCCAGCAGATATTTAATGCCGTCCTGAATGGTTTGATTGATTGGCTGGGCAAAGCCGTCAGCCGCTTCTTTTAAAACAGACTTTAACCGCGCGGCCTGATCCACTGCGTTTTCCAGCGCGCCGGGCAAATCGTGGGCGATGGTTCCACCTGCCTGGCTGATTTGCACACTCATTTCTCGGGCACTGTTCAGCGTGCCTTCATTCAGCAATACGCGCAGGCCGCGCAGGGTATCCAGATCCACTTCGCCAAAAGCTGCAGACAGTGCCTGATCGCGGTCAATATCACTATTCAGGCGCTGATAGCGGGCGGCGATGTCATCCAGCACGTCCAGTGCCCCACGACGGCCCCCATCGGCGTTGTAAAACGAAACGCCTGTGGCTGATGCGGCTTTGTCCAGGTATTTCTGATTGGTGAAAATCCGCATGGTGGAATCCACCAATGTGGCCAAGCGTTCGGGGTTGCGTTCAACCAGTGACAGCTGCTCAATCAGGCCCAACGTCTGGTTAAGGTCAAAACCCGCTGATTTTGCATTCACACCCACGCGGGCAAAAATGCCGGACAGGTCTTCCAGTTCGGCGTTACCCAGTCGGCCCGCATAGGTCATCCGATCCAACAGATCCGTAGCGATTTCCACCTGTGACAGGTCAAAGTCAAAGGCTTCAGCGGCCACGGTAAGTGCTGACGACAGAACTTCAGCCTGTGAACCTGTGACGGCCATGGCAGGGTTAATTGCTTTTACTGTGGCCAGTGATTGTTCCCAGCTTTGGCCTGCCTGAATCAGGTTATTAAAACCGCCCAGCAAGGATTCCAATGATTGCCCGGTCTGCAGTGCCATCAGAAACAATTCTTTGCGCAGCGCAGCCGCCTGTTCTGTTGTTGCGCCTGCTGTCTGCTGAATCTGAATAAGCTGCTTATCCAGCTTGGCGGATTCCATCACCTGGCGTGTGGCTACATAGGCAGTACCGGCACCGGCAATGATTCCGGTGGTGCGCCCGGCCATCCGGTCAAGTGTTTTGCCCAGGGTATCCGCTGACCGTGTCAGCATTTTCAGATCACGCTGGCCACGCCCGGAGAAATCGCCAATTGCGCGCCCGTATTGCTTGGCGCGTGTTGTCAGGTTGCCGGTCAGGTCAATGATTACGCTGGTTTTAAAATCGGCCATTTATCAAGATCCGAACATTTTAGAAAGGCGGGACAGGGGTTCATCGCGTAATGTCAGAACATCACTGAATCCAACCCCTTTTTTAATCAGCTTGGCTTCCATCTCCGCCAGCGTTTTCGCCAGCGTCAGAGTGTCGCCCCCGTTGCGTCACCTCTGGGGACGCTTTTTGTGCCAGTTTGGCCAGCCCTTTGGCCAGCTGATCTGCCGTGATCGCGGATCCCACATATTCGGCATACAGATTAATGATTTGCAGATCTTCTTCGTGCAGCTTTTCAAATAAGGAATAATCCAGCGGCCCAGCGATTATGCCGACAGATTCAATCTGCTGGCACAGCATCAGTGCGCCCAGACGCGCAGGGCTTTCAACCACAACAGGCTGCATCTGGCCATTAATTTCAACCAGCTGA